CAATTTAACATTAACTTAGCACCACAACCAATAGATGTGTCACATCCTAAAGTAGATTTAGATGCACCTATTATTTATGAAGCTAAAGATTATGATGAAGTTGTGGATAAAGTCTTACCAGATAAAGAAGATAAATCTTCTGGTTTGGATTATAAATTAAGTTATGCATCAGTTGACAATTATTCTGAAGAATAGTATATTTAAGTAGGGGACAACCCCCACTCCAAATCTTTTTTACTCAGGTTTATCCTGAGTTTTTTGTTGCACGAAAAAAGGAACCTTTCGGCTCCCTTTCGTGTCGATCCTTTCGGATTTGTTGAAGATTTACATTTTCACAACAACGACAAGACCTTTAACTTAGAGAGGTAGGTACTCCTACCTAAGTTAATTATAAGGTATGTCTTTTTATTTGTCAATCAATGTATTATCTTCAAGGATTAAATTACATTCTTCTGCAATTTCAGTTTCGAATCTAGTGGAACGAACACTTTTGAAATTATTAAGTTCGCACCATAGGCTGTACTCTGCATATAATTTATCAAACTCTTTACTCTTTAAGTAAGTGTTATCTAATTTCTTATTAGTTATCCAACTAAGTACACTACTATTCTCTATCTTATATTCTTTCATGATATCTTCTACCCCTTTAGGAATAGTAAACTCTTGAGTCTTTGTTAATACTTTTTGAATAGCCATCATACTTTTATATGCAATATATTCTAACTCTTCAGTTCTCATTAATTTCTCTTGGAACTGAGCTCCTTCTACTAAACTAACTTTACTTAAGTTAGCATTAAAAGGAATAATAATTAACTTTCTATAGAAACCATAACTTGTATCTGGTGTACGAGGTAACTTGTTAGCTGAGAAAAATAATGTAGCAAACACAGTGTCCGAGAATGGATGCTGATTTTTTCTCTCAATTGTTATTTCATCTCCACCACATATTTGTTTAAATAGGTCACTATCTTTTAAAGGTTGTGCTGATATATCACCACTCAATGATACTAATCTATTATGTAGTTCAGCAACTCTAAACTTTTCTCCTAAATCTTTAAATGAAATACTGGTACAATTTTCTCTTCCAGCTATTTCTTTAATGATATCTAGGAATGTACTTTTACCATTTCTACCACCACCAATAAGTAGAAACGCTTTATGTAATGCTTGTGTTTTTAAGAAACTATATCCTATTGCTTCATATAATAGTTCTTCACAGCGTTTATCTCCACAAGTAGCTGTGTTAAAGAACTCATCTGCTGTTTCACCTTGAGCATCAGGGTTCCAATTAACATGCAATTGAATAGTTTCTAAATGTTCAGGACTATGTTCTTCAAAATCCATAGTCTTTATATCTAACCTACCATTTAAGAATGATACCTTGAACGGATCTTTATTAAACTCAGTAGGTTCTAGTTCTAATTTTGAATTAAGAAATTTTAGTACTTCTACTTTTTGAAACTCTTTTAGTATAGGACACAATTGTGTCATTATACCTTTAACATAATCATCATTATTTATATAAAGACCTTTAGCTTCATCATAATAATATAGAAGTTTTGTCTTTGAATCCTTTTTAATTTTAAGGTAATCAATTAAATAATTACCCATCATATCGTGTTTAAATGTGGAACCATCAAAGAAGTTTTGCTTATCCACATCTTCATTATTACTAGGGCGTAGCATTGTATCATTCATTTCTTTTTCAGTTAATGGTTCAAATGCTACATAGTTATTTATAAGTTTTATGCATTCAGTTCTTTGTGATGCTGATAGAGATGTATTCATTTTTAATCTCCATAGTTGTCTATTATAGGTATCATTTCTAGCTTCCATTAATGGAAATGTTATAAAATTATCTTCAGGTTTCTTTCCTCTTTTAAATATAGGTGTTAACCAGAACGGTAATTTATCTATACCATTATAATAGATAACTTCTCTATCAGATAACTTCTTGCTTTTATTGACTCTTGGATTTTTAAAAGCAGTAGTTATATAACTCTTACCATTACAATGAACTATGGTATCACACATTGCACCTATAGCAGTGATGTTTTCTACTGTTTTATTATTGTAATCGCTCTTCGCATATATGTGCATACCTCTATGTGTCTTAACACACATGACTTTTTCTTTCCTATCTTGTATTATCTGGAACACGATATCAGATGTAGCCCTATCATCTATATCTATTATGATATATCCTTCAGGGACTAGCCATCCTATTTCCATATCGGGTTCTATATTTGCAATCTTTACTATCTCTTCAAAGGTAAGTGGTGTAAGCTTTTGCCCAGCCACAGGCGAACCGTGGAATAATCTAACATATCCAGCACGATCACCATTATAAAGGTCATTAAATTGTTTAAAAGTAATCATTCAAATATATCTTTTAATTGATTGATATCTCGTATTTCCATAGCTATACCTCCACTTTCTCTTATAAGTTCTAGTTTTGTGTCTTGCAAATCACTTAATACAGATCCTTGCTTAAGTTCAAATGCATAAAATTTCCCCTTGTGACAGCATATGATGTCGGGTTCTCCTTCAAGTTGATAAGAGGACACATGTATCTTAATTACATATGCCCCTATACTCTTTAGATAACTTATTACTTTCTTTTGAAATGCTGACTCAAGCGGCATTTTTCTTCTTACCAAGGTAAATCTTCGTCAGCTGATACAGTATAATCGTTATCGTCTTCTTTTACTTCTGTCTCTACATTTACTTCTTGAATAGGTTTAGCTTGTGTAGCTTTACTTGCTATATATTTAACACCTTGATATTCTCCACCATCTTTTCCTTTACGGATGTTTAACTCAACATTAACTGCTTTATTTAATAGTAAGGCTTCAATATCAATTTGAAAATTTTCTCCTTCAGTGTATGGAACACCTGCTGCTTTTCTTAGATTTCTATATTTCCAAGACATAGGGCTAGATGCTCCGTAAGAAATCTTATCCCAGAATAATCTTCCTTTATATTTTCCATCACTGATAACTTTAAATGTTACATCTAAAGTTTCAGGAAAGTCCTTGTTCATTTTCATTTCAATAATTTGTGCTACTTCATGTGCACTAATCATTACTTCAAAACTCTTATCGTCACTTGTATCTTGTTTTCCTTGATTAATAAATAAACTCATATTATTTTTCCTCTACTTTCTCTTCAACTTTTTCTTTATTTAATGCTTGTTCTACTCCTATTAATGTTTTACTTAGGTTAGAACTTAATGTGATAGACATACTAAAGTTGTCTAATAGTCTACTATACTCTTCAGTTGTTGGGTCTGATTTTTCAATTGCTTCAACAATTGGAGTTAGTTTAGTATCTAAGATATCTTTTAGTTTAACTAAATCTTGTAGCATTATTTAATCTCCTCTCTAAATATATCTTTTGTAACTTCATCCGCAACAGCGTTTATATCTTCTCCATCCATTACCCTTTTAGCTAATACTTCAAAGTTGATGTCAAAGACTTTTTCTATCTTTTTCATTAGCGTATTTAATTGTTCTTTCTTCTTATCTACTTCTTTTCTTAAGTCTTCTTTAGAAGAAGTTATTATTCTTACTAATGTATCTACATCAGCCTTAGTGAAGTTACCTACATCTACTTGATCTACTATTAGTGTAGCAAGTCCTGATAGGATTTCTGCTTTGTTTCCATCAATGGAATAACTATTGTCTGTTAATATAATTTTCATTTTATCTCCTCATAATATATTCTATAGCCATGGAAGTTCCCACTTCCTCTTCCATTTAATATTTTATAGACATAGCTTCTATCAGCTTTAATGTCTTTATATCTTTTTAAATATTCTCTAAAGTCTTTCATGTGTAAAAATTTTAAAACCTTGCCTTCGTCACTATCTTCAAAGATAATAAACTTTTTTCCATTTGCAATAGCCCATGCTCTTTCGACTTCTCTTTTCTTGTAGTCTTTAGGAAGGTTATTAAATGCCTCCCTAAACTCTGCTACAAGTTCTTCATTACTTTTCATTAATCATTTTGTCCAATACATTTTTCTTAAACTTATCATAAGTTAAGTCTGTAGCTTTTTCAGGAACCTTAAAGTCTTTAGGTTTTCTGCATTTAGTTACTAAGTATGGGTGTGCATTAATGTATGTAACAAAGGAATTTGTTTTAACAACATTGTTGTTAGCATCAATTTTTTCTTCAGTTTCTATTTTAGTATACCATACGAATGATGCCTTTGCACATAAACTTGTTGCACTTGATGTCATTAGACTAGGAATAAGTGTATTGAAGTCAGGATTGTTATCATCTTTCATTTCCTTTTCATGTGCAATAGCAACAACAATTGAACCAGTCTTCATATGTAAATACTTTAATAAGTTATATACATCTTCTTGGTTATCTTTTGCTTGTCCCCAAAGTTGTAATGTCATTGAAGACTTATTGCTTGATGTTTTTAAATACTTTTTAATTAAGAACTCTAATTGTGTTAGTGAGTCTAAAACAATTGTAGAGTATTTAACTGGTATTTGTTTACCATCAACAATTGAATATCCTCTTACAACATCTTCAAGTACTTCATCAAGTTCTTCAAATGATTCAATAGGTAGCCAGTCAATTAATTCTTTATCTTTTACTGATACAGAACCAATACCACCTTCTAGAATATCTAGATATAACATCGGTGCTTCCTTTGTTTTAGGGAATGTAGATGCAAGTACAGTCTTACCAGTACCAGATTTACCATAGATAATATATACTTCATCTACTGGAGCATTACTTGCTCTTTTCTTTTTTTCTTGTAATATACTCATTACTTTTCCTCCTTCTATTACTTGTTTATATTCTTATTGTACACTATAGTGGACATTTAGTCAATCTTTTTTTATGCTTTTAATTACTATTTCTCTACTTTGTTGATCAGGATTATAGTAATCTAGTTTGCATAATTCAGTATAAGGACAGTAATCACATAGTCTTCCTCTTACTCTTTGTTTCTTACCACTCTTACAACTTTTATATGAATCATATAGGTCTTGTATGTTTTCACTTAAGATATTAGTGTCAAGTAATTGACATCTAGTTCTTTTAAATAGAGGATGCCCTCTCTTTTCTAAGTAGTCAAGTACACCTTGATATTCAGGTGCATCATCAAGTCCAAGTTCACATAGTTTATTATAGTAATCTTCATATAATACTAAACCTAGTTTATTTTTATCTGCACTAGGTTTACCATTCATGTTTAATGGAACTGGTTGTATCTTTGCAATTCTAACCTCATCAATTTCATATGCATCAGGTTGAATATGCATGTGATCTTGTACTAAACTACAATAAGTTAATAATTGGCTATTATATTTAACTTGGTCAGTTGTATATTTAAGTGGTCCTGTTGTAGTTTTAGTATCGCGCAGTATAATTATACCATCTTTTTCTACAAGACGGTCAATTATTCCTGTAAAAACATCCCCATCTTCCCATTCTTCTGTAAATTTCATTTCACTTCCTAGAACTTTTTCGGATGTGATATCATAATGAGCTAAGTATCGATTAACAACATCTTCTAATAAACCAGATTCTGTTGTTAGAGTACCTACTTTTAATTGCGCTTCGTAATCATTAAAAACTGGGGTCATGTCTTCACCTTTAGTTGCTTTATCAATACATTGATGGAATAAATCTCCTAATATTAGAGCTTCGTTTCCTTTAGTATATATCTTTTCTTCATACATATAACTATGTTTACGAGGGCATTGATTATATGTACTTAATCTTGAATAACTATAGTTGCCCATGCTCTTCCTCCTTTAAATATTCATCTAGTTCTACACCTGCACCAAATGGACCTACTTCTATATCTGCTACAAGAGGTACATCCCAAGGTACAGTAATGTATTTATCTCTAAGTTTAGGATTTTGCATGATTGATTGAATCTTTAATATGTTATCTTTGAAGTGCTCATTCTTTTTGATAAGCATTTCAACACTATCATGTACAGTTGCTACCATTTTAACTTCATTAGGGTCCATAGTATCATGTATCTCAATAAGAGCACATAACATTATGTCACTGGCAGCAGATTGTACAGGAAAATTTAGTATTCTTCTAAGATATTTTTGTCTTTTATCTTTAAAGAATAGTTCTGTGAAATCTACTTTATATCTTCTACCCATAATACTTGTTACATAACCATTTGCTAACAGTTCATCTTGAGTGTCTTTATAATATTTGGGTAGTTCATGGTAGCTTTCAAAGAATTTATTTCTTATCATTGTTGCATCTTCTAGTGTTACATCTACACCATAAGAAAGCTTGGCATACTCAACGAAGGATTTTGCTTGCATACCATATAGATATCCAAAGTTAATTGCTTTCGCTTGAGTTCTTTGTTGTTTAGTTACTTCTTCTCTAGGAATACCAGCAACTAAAGCTGCCATGTTTCTATGTAAATCTTCTCCATTGTTATAAGCATATTTAATTGCTTCAACACCAGCTACAACAGCAGCTGTTCTTAACTCAGCTTGACTATACAATTTGTTACGAATGAGTTCGTTAAGCTCATCCTTCTACATATCCCTATGTAGTTCAGACTATCTCTTACTATTGTTTAATAAATCTCTGTGTCTATTAATATGTTCACTTCTAGTTAAAAGTTCTAAGTTATTAATAGAATTATTTAATTTATTGCCATCTTTGTGATGAATAATATCATTAGATGTTAATTTAACATTATGGTATTCTTCATAAAGTTTTCTATGAATTGCTACTTTATTATTTCTATCATGACAATCCGTTAAATACCCTTGTACATTTATGTAGGTATAGCTACATTGTTTCTTAATTTTTAAATTTGTTACTTTTTTCTCTATTGAGGTGTAGCTTCTATTAGGTAATCTTTCTAATAATTGTTCTACAGTTTCTGTAGGATAATATTCTTTCAGAATGTTTATTTCATCAGCAGTCCACTTATTGTGTTTATAATGTTTTAGATTATATTTTCTGCATAAGTGATCTATTTGATTATATGTCATGTTTAAATCATTAGCTAATTCTTGCTTTGTTTTTAAATTAAAATTATTTTTGATATATTCTTCTTGGTTCATACTATCTCCTTTATTAGATAGTAACACAACCTGAACTAAGAATCAATAGTCGCTGCGCTTCGTACCACTTGGCACTACAATTAGTCGTTACGCCTTCCGTGTGTTGGCTTGGTTCGGTATTGTCTGTTCTAGAGTTTCACCGAGTTCACAGCGTTTATTAATGTCTGGACTATTATGTCAATCCAGACAAACCATTTCCCATTCAGGATCAGTGGATTGAAATAGTGTTTTAAGTTTTTTGTTTCTTGGAACTTGTTGGAAATTTGGATTGGTACAACTTGTTCTACCAGTTACAACTGTATGCAAATTAAATGTAGGATAAATCATACCATTTACTTGCTTTTCTAACCAGTCTTTCAAGAATGTTAAAGCTTTATCAGCTTCTCTTCTTTTTAATATTAAGTCTACGATTTGGTGCATACCTTTAAGTTTACTCAAAGCTTCTATTCCTGTTCCTGGTTGACCAGAATCAGTGTAACAAGGTATAGGAAGTTTTAATTTTTTATATAAAAGGTCTTGTAATTGTTTTGGTGAGTTCCAATTTATATCTGCATATTCAATTAATTGTTTATCTATATTATTTAAGGTAGTCTTGTATTCTACAAGTGTACTTCTTAATTGATTTACATTAATTGGTACTCCGTTAACTTCTATATCTCTATATACTTCTGTTGCTTTAAGTGCTAATTTATAGGATTTTATATCTAATATGTCAATTTTTTTCTTTAATACTTCATAAATTCTTCTGGTATAGTAAACATCATAACCAAGATATTTTGCTACATCCTTTTTGGATTTAGATGTCTTCTTACCTAATGAAACATCCCAGTCTTCTACACCTAGTAGTCTCATAGCACATGGTTTAAGTCCTAACCATTTACCTCTGTTGTTTATTAGCTCAGATGCAGATGAACAGAAGTATGCTAGAAGCATAGTGTCATGTGTCATTGGTATTGTATACCCATAATGGAATTTTATTCTTGATGTATCGAATTTACCATTATGAAAGATGTTTATATATTTTGGATTTTCTAGTTCTTTTAAGTATTCATGCATTTTATCTTGTTCTGTATTACAATCTATAATAATAGTTGTTCCTTTGTCTTTTTCAGTACCATCCCATGTATGAATACCTAACCAGTTTATACTGTCTTGTATCTTTAAACCATCAGTTTCGATATCTATACTATTGTATTTCTTCAGAATCATAAAGTAACTCCATTAAATCTTCAATACTATTTAATTTTAGTAGCTTAACTAACTCTCTAGCTGTATCTACTGTGATGTTAACTTTCTCTCCTGAAATAAGTTGATAGATGTATGATCTTGATATCTTTACATCTGCTGATGATAACATTTGGTCTACACTTCCGTATAGTTCTTTGATTAAATTATTCAACTTCATCTGTATCCCTCCTTTTATATATGTTAAACTCGCTATTATTAAAACTCTTCTTATTTTGTAAACTTGCCAATCTATAATGTTCAACTGTTCCTTTAACAATAATATAGTAATAATTACATTCACGTGTTTGACCTATTCTTCTGATTCTATATTTAGATTGTTCAAAATAAATAAAAGAATCATGTAAGGAATAATAGATTATGTTATTAATATGAGGAAAATCTAATGCTGCATTACCTGATACTATTTGTATTACCAAGTAATCTACACTACCATCTTTAAATTTTTGTAATGCTTCAGGTGCATCTTTAGTTTGACCATTAACACATACAAAACTTTTATTATTCTTCTTAAGAATCTCAGATACAATCTTCTGTTCCTCATCATATACTGTATAGATAATTGCTTGTGGGCACATATCTAATAGTTTAGTAAATATAGTTTCTTTAGGATTATATGGTGTTCTATGAGGCTTTCCATCCTCATCATAGATAAAACCAGAACATAGTTGAGTTAACTTAGTTCTGTGTTTAGCACCACTATCTCCTAAAGCATACCAATTTTTGCATTTAAGTACTTTCTTTTTCAAAAATTTCTTATAAGTTTCTCTTAATTCTCCTAATGTACATGTAGCAACCTTTTCAACTTCTTGTGGTAAGTCTATAAGGTTTTCTGTTTTATCTCCATATGTACAATGTTCAATTATTTCTATCAGTTCTTCACTGTGTAATTCCTTAATAGGTTTAAAGTATTCATCTAATACAAAATATCTATTAAAGAATAAAGTTTTTGTACTTAATAACAATGGATTAAGTATTTTTAATTGTGCAAATACTTCATCTCTTTGCTTGTCTTGTGGAGTTCCAGTAAAGAGATAAATATTATCTGCATTAATATTACATAAAGTTTTATTAATACCTGATGAAACATTTTTAGCTTTATGTGATTCATCTAAAATCATGCATGTGTAATTAGGGAATGTATATTTATCAATACTTTCATAATTAGTAACAAATATATTAAAGTCTTCAAGATTAATTTCCTTAGGCTTTGTTAATACATTTGCACTAGGTAAGTATTTTTTAATTTCAGATGAATACTGTTGTATAGCTTTCTTTGGTGTTACTACTAAATATGTATGTGACTCTGGTTTAGAATCTTCAATCATTTTAATAGCACCAATTGCAATTAATGTTTTACCAGTTCCAGGCCCTAGAAAGATACAGTATTTTTTAAATTTAGAAATGTATTCTAGAGCTACCTTTTGGTGTTTCTTCCAAGTAATTCCTTTAAAGGATACTGGTTTAAGTTGCTCGTCACGCTTAGGAACATATTCTATTTCATCTTGCATAATTATATTGACAAGTTCTTCATCAATATCAAAATGAATAGATAAAAATTTGGAATATGTTTTAAGAAATTTTAATGCATAGTTGTTTAACATACAATAAAATTGATTCTTATTCCTATAGTGTGGTGTAAGGAATGTTGATTCCTTTAATTTATTAAATAGTTTAATATCATCTTTCGGATCGAATATCACGAACCCTTTATTTAAAAAGATTCGTGGCATCATCTTATCACCTCCTGTACATATGTACACTATTGTGGACACCTAAGTCTAGTATATCAGACAAAAGAAAAAATAGCAACAGCTATTTTAAAGTTCTTTTCCATTCTTGATTTTTTCTTATCCAAATCTCTGTGATTTGTTTTTGATTAACATTCTTGAATGTTGCAGTAGAAACTTCTTTAGTGTTACTATTTTGTTTTGTCCATAAACCAACACCACTTGGTTCAATAAATGCATAAATAGTTTGCGCTCCAGGGCAAGCGTTATTATCCTTTCCATATAATTCTAATTTATATGCTTTTGTTTTTTGATACATATCTTTTGTTATAGTAATGTTATATGTTAATGGTGAAACAGAAGTTGCTGTAATTAATTTACCTGATGCATCAAATAATTTACATGTGTGATAATTTTCAGGATTTGTAAAGTTACATGTAATATGTATATATCTTGTTCCTGATGTGTTACCACTATCAACTGTACAATTCTTAGAAGTTATTTCACCATATGGAGTAGATGTAGTGTTTAATGTTTTTGTAATTAACGCACTAGCAAATCTTGAATCATTACCATTATATTGTGCTCCAACTGTTATTGTTGCAGTACCTTGTCTGCTATTACCTTTATTGATTGGAACAGTTTCTGTCCATGTATATGTTCTATCTGTAAGTTGTCCATTTAAACTTCCAAATGCTCCGTTAATTACTGAGCCATTAACAAGTCTATAGTCTGGAGATGCATGCCATGATGACTTCCAATGATTAGATAAAGGGAATCCCCAATAATTTCTATAACCATTCCAAGTTTTAATAGCAATACATGGTGATACTAAACCATAATAAGATGAACTATTAGCTGTAATGGTGCATCTAAATGTAGCACTATTACTAGTATTACTTATTTGTTCACAACTAACTGATAAATTACTAGCCATTATATTTATAATATATAGCGCCTTCTGGTGCATCATTTAATGATGGATCTGATGTTCCAAATAAATGATAGGCATTACGATATGCTTCTATAGCAATAGCTATTTGATTATCAACATATGCTGTATTAGCAATTTTTGTTGAGTTATCATTAGCGCTTGGTGTTGAGCATGTAGAACCTGTTGGTAAAACTATGGATTGTGTTAATGTTAATGCTTGAGATACTGTAAGATTTTCTATAGATGCTGTAGTAATTGTTGCATCTGCTATAGTTTGTTCACTAGCTAGCGCAGTAATAGTATCTGATAAATCACTAACTGTATCAGATAATTGTGTTACAGCTTCATATGCAAGTGTTCCTGTATCATTAGATGATATTACAGCAATACCTTGTGCATTAATATAAACACCATATAACATACCTTGTATATAATCACCAGGCTCTAGGAATACTAGATTACCTGGATTATTTAAGTCATACTTTTTAAGTGGTACATCTAAAATTACTTCAGTATTTGTTTCAGTGTCTAATCTTCTTAATCTTATCTTACTTGAATGATCATCACCATCATATGTAAATGTGTGTGATGGTCTTACATTAAATACTACATTCTTTGGTAATGCAGATATAGTAGTAAGATCACTTAAGAATCCTGTAATGTTCAAATAATTTGGGTGATTACTATCATACTCTTCTATATATAAAAGATTAAGATACTTGTCACAAATTTCTTGAACTGAGTTTGCATATACAGAAATTATTTTATCTATATCACCAATAAAAGTTTCTAGTTTTTCAACTCTTTCTTCTAAATTCATTTTTATCTCTTCTTTCCTTTACCTTTACAACCTTTTTTACAAGCCATATTGGCACCTTCTTTCTGTAGGCAAGCTTCATAGATAAGTTGTCTATCTACTTCTACCTCCCCGTTTATTTTTATTCTCTTACCATTGATAGTCATGTAATGATATTTTTCTTTATAGTAATCATATGCATCTAAATCATCAAGTGCACTTTTCAACATATCATATGGTAAGTCTTTTCCAATTCTTAGTTGTAGACCTATTTGATGTATTCTTGATTTAGTATTTCTAATATCACGCATGTCATTTTCATATTCAATAGAGTCAACTTGTTTTTGGATTTTGTCTATTCTGGCATTTGTATATTTATTTAATCTTTTACCAAACCATCCTACTGGTGAAAATTTTATAATCTTGTCTGGTACAATTTCAACCACTACTCCTAATGCTACTAATATTTTAGCTATTATGGATGGATCCTGTACAACGTAATCAATCATTTGCTTCACTTTACTTGGTATCCTGTAGAATCATATATGCAGAACCAAATGTTGGAACGAGTACCTTTGTACATTCCCCATACATTACCTTTGTAATCGTCATAGAATTTGGAAAGATAAAAAGATTCTCCAACCTTTACTTTAGCATATCCTAGTGCATCTTTAGTACATTTGTTACGTGTTGATTTAACAAAGTCTTTATACTTAATTTTGTTATCACCAACTATAGGAGTTGTTCTTATATATTTTGCTTTAATAAATTTATAATTTCGAGTAGCGAAATTTTTTGATGTAACCTTAACTTGTGTTGTTGGTTGTGCTGTTGGCTTTAGTAACTCATTAACTTTAGCTTGTACTTCACTATAGTTGTAACCAGCATTAGCTAACTTATTCTTTCTATCTTCACCGTTGCCCCATTTACCAGCAATAACTTCTTTTGCGATTTCTTCAATTGACTTCTTAGGGATTTCAATTATATATTTAGGTCTACCATAACCATAGATAGTTGTAGATGTAAGTTTATATTTCTTTTTAGCTACACCTTCACCGTTAGTTGCAGATGTATTACCTTCAACAGTATATACATAAGTTGCATCAACATCATATACTAATCCAGTATGTGTTCTTACACCCTTACTATTTTTAAAGAAAATTTGATCTCCTTTTTCTGGCTTAGTATAGAATTGTCCTTTATTTTTATAATAGTCACAAGAATAACCTACGCCAGCACCATAAGATTTTAAAGGTTGACATAATAGTTCTAGTGCTCTTTCTTTACCAAAAGCAGTAACAAAGCACCAATCAACAAATACATCACACCAAGCAAATCCATTTTTATTTCCGTTATAGAAATCTCCTAGCGCATGTAAGTCTCTTGCATATTTAGTATAATTTTTATCTCCAGCATTAGCAGTTTTATTATCTAGTTGAGAATTAGATTTCTTTTCAAGATAACCTACTTCTCCTAATGCTATATTAATTACTTTATCTCTTTCATTCATATTAATCCTCCTTAACTTCAGGTAGTCCTGCAACACTTGTTAGAAGACTTAAAAGTCCTGCTAATAAACTTGTTGATACTACAACTTTCCAATCAACTTCAGCAATAGTAATACCAACCGGTATCATAGCAACTGCTGTTTGTGCAACAGTTTTAATTGCTCTTATTCCTGCTGCCTTAATCCACTTTTTCATTTTTTCACCCTCTTTCGTTCTAGTTTTTCTTCTACAATTTTTTGTTGTTCAATTAAGTCTTGTCTCAATTGTCTAAGGAATTCGAGTTCGTCTTCAATGAAATAATTCTTATGTGCATCAACAGTAAAATATGTATGCCATTCACTTTCAATTTTGTATTCAGCACTTGGTGTTTTACCAGTATACTTCTTTGGTTTGGCATATTGATATTTCATAGTATGAATCTCCATCATATCATCTCCTTTATATTATTATATCATAATAAAAGAAGGTATAGTATACCTCCTTATTTTACAACATTGTAATAATATTTGAAGAGTTTATGTTCTTGGGAATGCTCTGCATCAATATCGTTATACCATAAATTCATAAGATTAATATAGTTATTAAGAGTGCTGTCATCTCCTGATCCTAGAACATCTTTGAAATCGCTATATAACATATTCATAATTACATATGCAGATGATACTGGAATAGATATTCCTCTAGCATTTATGACAGACTCAACCTCTGGTTTAGTCCACTTAGCAGCAGGCTCCATATGTTCAACCCATTCATCTTTTATCTCATCAGTTAAAACTTCTCCATTAGCAATAACATATAGTTTCATTTCAAAGTCTTTATACATATCTGGATTATGTTCTTCTAATTCATGAAGAGATTTAACAAGTATTTTCTTTAAACAATGCATATCTTCATTAGTACCATGTTGTATTATCTTATCTATATGTTCTTCCATTATGCAGTCGTCTCCGTTCCACGAGAATTTAAATTTTTACAACTAAGGATTACGAATTGTCCATTTGTGTAACCTGAGTTTTGATTACCATATCCAATAGGATAGTTAACTCTGCGATTTAGTTGATTAGCAAGTATTTGGTTACCAAACTTACAAAGTACTGGTATGTTATTTTCGCCTACTTGTATAGTAATTGGATAATTAGCGGTAGCTTCTGGGATATTTGTAGCTATTACCAATCTATAAGTAGCAGTATTTGTTACAGTCTTTATTGGTCTGTTTGGTATAAGAGTTACAGTGTCAGTTCCTGTTGTTAAATTTGAACATACAATAGTATTACAGTTCATAGTATGTCTCCTTTCAAAATAAAACGAGGTTTCCCTCGTTGTGTCACCTATATAGGGAATTAGTATAAACTAGAATTACATCCACAAGAGTCATAGCAAGGTGGATATGCTCTCCACTTACCTAGTGAATTTAGAATGTCATTAGTTTGTGCATTCATAGCACTACTTAATATGCCTGTTTGGCGTACATTGCTAAGTTCGTCACGAGTAGTGGATAACTTATCAGATAATTCATTAATGTAATTTTGTTGAATCATTGCTCTTGTTTGGTTACCTTGTTCAAGAATTAAGTTACCAATACTAGCAATGCTATTTGAAAGTTGTTGAGAAGCATCTTTCATCATTAATGCATTATCATATTTGCTTGTTAATATGGCATCAGTTATTCCACATTGTCCTTGTGCTAATCCACGAATGGCAGCATCTTGTGATTGGAAATAAAGAGAATTTTGAATATCACTTTGACCTAACATAGTAGCAGTGCTGTTATTATTACCCCATCCGAATCCGTTGCCACCTAGAGCCATAAGGAAGATGAATAGTAAAATAAAACCACCTACTCCTCCGAATCCAAAGTTATCTCCATCTCTTGTTAATGCTAAAACATCTGATGCAGTTAAACCTGAATTTGTCATTTCCATACTAATCTCCTTTCTGTATATTATTTAAAACACATTACTGTGATTTAAACCTACTTTAATTTTGAAAACATAGACATAAGTTGAGATAACTCATTCTTATTGATATGTAATTCATTACATTTATTAGCAAGTTGTTGCGCTTGCTCTTCTTTATTTAAACTTTTAAACTGTTTCAACGCTTGTTGTTGATTTGGGTTCAACATGTTCATTAGCATTGTTTGTGGATTTGTTGATGATTGTAGTTGACTCATCATTGATTGTAGATTCATTATTTAATTTCCTTTCTAATTCAATAACTTTTTCATTTAATTCTTTTATTTTCTGATCACGCTCATCTATAGGATAATATTTCTCTATATTATATTTCTCTATAGTTCCATCTAGTTTCTTAATTTGCATTCTATTAGTACCAATAAAAATGGTATCTTGAGCTATCATAATATTTTCTACCTCATCACCTTCATTTAGTTTGTTTAATCTAAATGAATTTGTGGATTCTTTGTTGCTAGTATTTATAAAGTTGTTAATTGGTTGAGGAGTGTTACCCATCGATTGATATGTCTTAATAAGATTATCTATTTCGTCTTTTTGTCTAGCTAATCTTTCAATATTAATTGATGGGTTATATATTGGATTACTATACATACTCTCCCTTCTTTCTAATTGTATTATTGCATATATTTATATGGTAAAAGTGTTAAATAAATGTTTAATTTATACACAAAAAAGAGAAGACTATTTTATCTTCTCTAATTTGTTTTTAATCTTTTTGATTTCGTTGTTTATTTTACTTACACTACAATGTTCTAGTTCTGCAATTTGAACGATTGATAAGTCTCTCATTCTACCTAGCATAATTCGTTCTTGCATATCACTAAGATATATTTTATCTGTAACCTCTTTTAATTCTTCTTTAGTATAATTTAATTTTAACATATAAACATTCCTGTATAGTAATCCAAAACAACACTGTTATAATAGCACTTACTCTTTATAAATGCAACACTTTTATGTAGTTTTTGAATATTTTTTACAAACAAAAAAGACACTATACAAGTGTCTTTTTGACTGATACAGCCATCCCACAATTACATTATACCAACTTTTCTTCAAGTTGTCTAATCTTATCTTTCAATATAAACAATCTCAAAAGTACCAGTAGCAGAAACAGCAGTACCGTTCCAATTACCTAAATGCAAGAAATAGTAACTATCATAAGTATATATAGTTGACCAAGCATTTACAGATGTACCACTTTTTTGATATATAGAAAGAACTATATAGTTAGTAGTAGTCATATAATTTAATATTGCATTACCAGCACTATCAGTTGTTAATGTTAATGTCATAGTCTTTATTTTATTTTGTTTACTATTAAGTTGGGTATTAATATAAGCACAACTATAAGCATTAGTTTGACTATTGCTTTGTGTATTTACAACAGTATTCTCTGGTAAATTACCTTGAAATGTTTTCTTAATTCGTTGCATTAATCAATCACCTCCACAGTAACATAAGTATTTCCTTGACCACCTCTAACAACTGGGTTATTAGAACCGACCTTGTTAAATCTTAGGAATAATTTATCTCCTTCTGATACATCACATACACATTCCGATATACTAGATGAGAAATAATAATGAGATGTATTTGTGATAGCACCTACTAAGTCCATTTCGTTGTTACTTGTATCTCGTTTTCTTACAAACCACCAAACATAATCAACATTGATATTTTCAAAGAATGTTGTTGCCGATAATTTTATATGATGAACACCAGAACCAACTACTATATAACCATTTGTAAGTGATAAACTATTACCTATTGTAATTGCATTATTAAATGTTTTAGTAGAATATTCTGATGATAATGTTATATTTGATGTTGGCCAAGCAGTTATAATTCCATAAGGAACTTCCACATACCCATCAGGAACAGTATCTCCATCATAGTCAATAACTGAGCCAATAGGTAATGTATCGCCTAAATCGTGTCCTGGAACAGATACCTTAAATGCTTTAATCATATAATATTCAGTAATGTATGGTTGTAGGTTTCCACTATTTCCTGTGGTAACTCCTTTTACACCTTGAATACCATACTTACCATTTTGTGTTCCTTGATTACCAGAATATACAATACCAGTACCGTCTCCACCAGCACTATTACCATATTGATAAGCGTGCCAATGGTCTTGTAAATATTTACTACCACCTTTTTTACCAATAGTATTAAAGTCAGTATCATTTGTATCAACACCAGCAATAACTCTTGCTTTGATATTTGGTAAGTTAAATGTTGTAGAACCATCACCACTTCCGTGAGATGTACCGATTACTTCAAATAACTCTTTATATGTTGTTCTTGATACAGCACTACCATCACATAATAACCATCCGTGTGGTGGAGTACTTGCTGGGTATGGTGAAATAAGTCCGATAGGAACACTATCGCCTCCTCCACCTCCACCTGAGAATGGTTCTCCGTTTTGGTAATAATCACCAATTACATTAACATCACCTTTTATGTTTACTGGTATGAGTATATCAAGTTTGGAGTCATTAGGACCTGCTTGACTGTATCCTCCTATCGCCATCGCTTTCCCGTTTTCGTTAAAGTCCATTAATGCAAATGCTGTACCAACATTAGCTGTTCTTGATATTGTAGTAAATTGATCTTTGAGTGTAATGATTATGTCATAGGAGTTGGTAGTTTCTTTATTAGAAAATACTTTAATATTCTGTCCTGTGAAATCAAATGAAGATGCTGTGGTATCAGCATTATAATATGTTGTATATGTATAATTGCTATCACTCGATAATTTATATCCTATTTTAACTGTCATAGGATTATTATTACTTAGTGAAGTGATAACTCCTGTACCAGAAACTGTTATATAAGTTCCACTGGTATCAGCTACACCAAGTGCATCTGAACGATATATATTTAAGTTACTAGCAATACTTGGAGATGCATAAGGTGTAATAGTATATGAAACAGTTTGTTCTGTACTAGATCTTTGTCTTGAATCTGTTACTTTTAATTTATAAGTATATTGTGTACTCTTATTAAATTGTGAAGCTATCTTATTATTTAAACCAGAGAGTGATGTATCTTCAATTGTTGTAACAACATTATTGCCACTATAACATAATAAAGAATATTTTTTTATAGTACTACTTTGTATACCAGTTGCTGTACATCCTATTACTGGATATGACATACCTTGGATGAATAATCCCCATTCTAAAGCTGCAATAGTATTGTTACCATCTGTCACTGAATTAACAGTAACTGTAGGTACAAGTGAACTAGCTGCAGTAAGTGTAAAGTTTATACTTTTACTACCTATATTAGTACTTCCATTATATGTGGTACATGTTATAGTACCACTGCCTGAGGTGGAATTAGGAATTTCTGTACATAAACTATGAGGTGGAGTCCATGTTGTACTTGCACCTACTCCGGTTGCTATAGTGCCAGATTTACTACCAAAACTATATGATATAGTATGTGTGAATGAACTAGAAGCTCTATTAGTATAAATAGTTATTTGCGAACCAGATGTTGGTTGAGCACTTATACTTGGTGTTGAAGCTCTAGCAATTGTAGAAGGATATACATAGTCAGTATATTCTGTTTTTTTGTTAACGGAACCAACTGAACCTCTTAATTTTATTTCAACAGCACCACATGTACCATCTGAATTATGATTAACATTAATTGTTCCCTCTTCTGAACCAGCAGTAACAGGGAAATTATGATAAGCATATCCTACATAGTCACCACTTGAATTGTAGCCAGAAACATTTTCAATAGTATAAACTTGTGTACCATTGACCCAAGCTCTAATATGATAAACAGTATAGTAAAGAGAATTACCTGTAGTTGATTCAAGTTTCCATCTAATAGTAGAGTAGTTACCTGAAATACTTTGGGACTCAACCCATGCTGTTAGTCGTATTGTTCTATTAGTATCTGTATTAGTTTGAACTGAAGCCATATGTACACCTCCTATCTATGTTTAAATGTAAGTCTTGTATAATTATTGTTAGCATCTTTACCAACAATAAATTCGAATGCACCAAGACCTAGGCTATTTGTTATAACTGTAGAAACATCAAATTGATCTGATGACCAACCAGATACTTCAGTTGATCCTTGTATGATACTTATTTTATCATTAGATATTTTTAAAGAAAAACCATTTGGATCTCCTGTAGATA